TCATGGTTACAAGCATCGAATTTCTTAATGTAATATTGCTCCAGTTCGTCAAGCTCTTCAATTTTGCATTTTTTAAGTAATTCTATTTTAAATGCGTTTTCTCCGTACTTATTAAATGCTCTTTGAAGATGCTCGTTGTGATGTTTTCCTTGTTTTAATTTGTTATAATGTGCTGTTTTTCTCTTTCTGTAATTAACAGTTTGCCCGATATAAATTTTCCCATCTACTAGGTTTGTTATTTTATAAATACCCACAACTTTCATCACATTCACCTCGCACTAAATTATATCATTAATTTAGTGGTTGGTCAATGTTTGTTTCTATATATTAAGTTTAGCCTTCACCGATTTTGCCCAGTTTAAAGTCGCCACATATTTTAGCGACTGAATAGACCTCGGCACCACCTTCCCCATCGCCAATGAGCATATATAACCCTGTAGCTGCTTTCTCAGTTGATTTCCCATTCTTACGGCCAACCAACGTAAAAACTTCGCGGCATCTCCGGAGCCCGGTCTCTTTATGAACAAAGCCATATACCGCCTGGATCTTGGCTTTCTGAAAGAGTTCCAGTTTTACAGGTTTACCAATCCACTTGCCTTTGCTATGTCGGCAGAACGTCTCGATGAACTCTATTGGTCTATTGGCTTTCTCTAAATCAAAAACCCACGGTTCTCGTGGGTTGTCAAGTTCATCTATGAGTTTTTGATATTGCTGTATTAGCCGCCTACAGGCAACAATCTCTCCTGCCTGTATCTTGTTCCAGTACTCCCTTATGTAGTTCATTTCTTCGCCCGCTTCACAAATGCCATGAGTTCATCTTCGGCCTGCTTGCCGGCGTCAGGGTCGGGTATCATATCAAATAGTTGCTTGCAGACAGTAGCATAACGCTGAATCATGGTATTGTAAACCTTTGTGGCCGGGTGTTCGCGCAGAAACTTCTGCGCACCCTGCTCGAATTTTTCCAGGATGCCTTCTTGGTCTATCACATGCCTTGTCTCCTCAAGGGTGACCTTCATAAAAGCGGCTTCCTGAATCAGCCCATCGGCAGCCTTCATTTTATCTTTTGGCAAATTCTTGAATAATCGCCGAAGTTTCTGGATCTCCTTCTTTGTCTGTCTATCTTTCTCTTCATTGCTGTAAAGTCGCACAATTTTCACCACCTTTTCAGGCCCTGCTTGCCCCCCTCATGTGCGGAACCATTCCGAGGTTATCGGAGGGGGCCGCCTTCGGTCCTCGTCCATCCATGCATAAGAGCGACTGGGGGGGTATCACTTCTTCGCCAAATTCCCCTCGCTGTCAAAGCAAAGTCCCTCTGCCGTTGCATCCGTGCTGTGATGCTCCTCATTATGGCAGTCCTGACAAACCAACTCAAGGTTCTCCCAGTTCAGTGACACGTTCGGATCATTGATGTTCTGCGGCGTCAGGTATACCTTGTGATGTACTATCTTTCCCGGCCTGCCACAACGTTCGCAAAGGCCATGCCGAAAAACAAAATAAGCCTCTCGGCAATCCCGCCATGCTTTGGATTTGTAAAATGGTTTCGCCCACTCTTTCACACCACCGCCTCCCACCCCTGGCATGATCTTGTGGTGTTCAAACCCCACACGAACCTCAATAATAATAGCCAGGCGCCACCGAGGAGGTTTGTATGGGACCAGCCGGTGGACGCCCGAGCTTTGGACAACAAAAAGAGCCCTCCAGAAAGTAGGGCTCTTATAAAGACAATAACTCTATTATAATTTATATCACATGCTAAACTGACACGTCACTGACAAAAAACTGACACAAAACTGACAGCTTAGAAAACTACCACCATAGATGGAAACGGAGCTGAGTTTTTAGAATTTCCAAACTTTAACCTTCCTCTTATAAATCTTATTTCTCTTGCTTTTTTGTAAATATAATCGTGAAAATATGATGTGTCTGTCCTTGCGGGAATTAGCATTACCACTATTGTGTTTGGTTTTTTGCTTTCCTCATAACATTTCTTAACCCAATTTTTAATTGCTTTTCCATATGGAGGGTTACAAAATACAGTTTCGCCTTGCCAATCTTGCTTTAAGCCATCTTCCTTTACTGTGTAGTACTTCTTACATTTTGCATTTCCAGGCGTTGCACATGGATCAAGTGTAAAATTAAATTCTTCGTTCAGCTTGTCAAAAAATTCTTTCGGTGTCTCCCATTCGCTTGTTTTGCTCGAAAACATTACCTCTGTATTCATAACGCATCCGCCCCAAACAACACAACTTTCAGCTTATTTATCAAACGGTTTTTATGCCGGTAGAAAGTCCTCTCATCACAGTTCAATCTCTCCGCAATCTCCGCCGGCGACAGCAGGTCCCAATATTTCAGTGGTATGATGTCGTAGTATTCATCATCCTGTATCGTCTCCAGCGCCCGCTCTATCCGCTGTATCTCCCTTTTGGTACGCTCCATGCTGGCCTTGCGTTCTGCTATATACCTTTCTTCTTTTGCTTCTGGATCACTCGGACCGTATCCGCCCTGAGAAGGCTTGATGACATCACGAGATCTTTCCCTGAACTTTACCAGGCCATTTTTCAGGTCCTCCTCATCCTGGGCCAGCTTGAGCTTTAGCGCAGGCAGCGAATATAACAGCCGCTCCGTCTCCTTGAAGTAGTTCCGCTGTGCAGCATCAAGTTCTATCCTGGCCTTGATGATAGCCTCGATGGACCGCTTTACTTCCTTCTCGACCTGCTTTTTTACGATGTCTATAACTTCCCGTGAAATCGTCGAATTCGCCATATTCCTCCCGCCCTTTCTCTCTCTTGTGTTATAATCCATTATTTGCTATACTAAAATTGGGATTTGATGGGGCGAGGAGCCCTTTATTTTTTATGCGATGCTTTTAGCTCCATAAAAATATCTTTTGATTTGCTCTCCTATCCATCGGGCCATCGGTACCGGCACCGCGTTCCCGACTTGTCTGTATATATCCCGGTCAGTTCCGGCAAACTTGAAAGTGTCAGGGAACCCCTGCAGCCGTGCATACTCCCGCGGAGTATACGGTCTTATTCTGGAGCCGTCTTTGACTAATCTTGTGCTTACGTCCTTTGCATAGTGTGCTACGCAACACGGTGCCCTGTCGTCAAGGTCGGGATCAGATATGATTGGCCGGTCCCTATATGCGCCGTTGAGCCGTTTATATACATACTTTGGAATATTGATTTCAGGATCATGCTCAAGGATATCTTTCAGGCGCAATGGCTTTTCGTCCGGATATTCAAGACTTGAAATTGGTCTCTTGCTCCCGATTAGTATGAGCCTTTTGCGCTCCTGCGGCAGCCACATGTTTGCGTTTACCGGACATTCGACGCGGACGTAATAATCAGGCAATCGTGTTAGGGCCTCCATGACAACGCGGAACTTCCTCATACCCGGCACATTCTCTACGACGTACATTTCAGGGCGCGCTAAAGCTACATGCCGGAAAAAGTGGAGGAACAGATCATCACCCGTCCTGGTCCCGTGTAGATCGGCAGCTGTCGAATACTTTTGACACGGGAATGTGCCGATATATACGTCTGCTTCAGGTTGGTCAAGGACTGTGATCTGAGTTATATCCGCCTGGCATATTTCATGGTCAAAGTTATTTCTCAGAGTCTCACAGCAGATAGGATCTATTTCATATGACTGAATTATTTTTATACCGGCTTCACATATGCCGTAGTCCATACCACCAGCACCAGAGAAGTAGCTTTTCGCAGTTATCATGCTCAATCCCACTCCTGTCCTTCCATTGCTTCCCCGCGTCTACATAAATGCTCAACGTCCTCGATACTCCGGGCGACTATGTAACTTCCACCATGAGCTATGACGTCATTTCGGAACTTTTCTTGATATTCCGAAAGTCTACCTTTCGGCATCTTGACCTCAATCCAAACATGCCGACCATCTTTCAATGCGTAGAGATCAGCAATGCCCTTATAGCTGCCAAGCGACTGATGTATCTTCACCACGAACCAGCCATGCCACTGGAGAAATTCCTTTATCTGCCGCTGTATGTCGGATTCGGTGATTCTGATTTCTTTCGTTTTCAACGGTTCATCCCTCCATCAAACGGGTATATCGGAGAGGGCAGCGTCGATAATCGCCCTTGCACATTTCAGACAGTACTCATATCTGGAATAGCCAATATCGGTCCCACATCCTTTACACTTACCACAAACACAAAATTGACCGATATCAGGCATATAATTGTTTGCTATAATAAGCGCATCCCTGTACTGCGCCACCTGTGCCTGCAATTGCTCATTCTCTGCCTGCAACTGCTTAATTTCCTCTGCCTGCAACGCAATCCTTTCCTCTGGCGTCAAATGCCTACCTTCTCTTGTGTTTTCGTCACTCAATCTCATACGCTTCCCTCCTTCAATAGTTCTGGATTTTCAAATATTTGGTGGTTTTCCCTTTTCAAATTCAGGGCATATTCCTTCGCCATGGCAAAAATCATATCCGCACGATTTATGCCATTTACATTTTTTGTCGTAATTCATCCCACTCAACCTCACTTTCGCCATATTCAAAATCTATTAATTCGTCTAAGTCTGAATATAGCCAATCTAACGTTTTATCCATCCTGCTCATCCCCTTCCTTCAACAGTGCCGGGGGTCTCGAACTTCACGGCCTACACCCCCATCAGAACGGCAGATCCCCAACTTCATCCCACAGTTCAGCTTCCGGTACATTCGGCATCGGCCGGCCTATTGCCAGATCTCCGAAGTCAATCCTTGTCACAATATTCTCCGATGCCTTGCGCCGCTTCGCCAAGTTTGCCTCCCTGAGAG